ACAAAAGTGTCTGAATCAGTAACAGTAGCTTGGGATTCAACACCTGATTCTTTAAATATAACATTTCCAGCAGGTAATAATCCAGATTTAGTAGCTGCAGGTATTAATGATACTTATGTTTTAGACAATGTAACTTGGGTAGGAACTCCATCATCACCTTTTGATTTAGATACAGGTGTAGCACAAGCTCCCTTTATTGTAGGAGCTAAAATATCAAATACAGGTAATGTTCTTAATTCTAGTTTACTTGCAAATGTCTCTACAGCTCCTATAAGTGATTATAATTATACAGGTAACGGAACTGGAGGAACAATTCAAGTAATTACTGCAGGTGGTGTTATTAGTGAAATTGAAATAATAGCAGCTGGAACTGGATATAAAGCAGGAGAAGAAATCGAAATTACAGTTGCTCAATTACAAGCAAAAGTACCTTTAGGTACTTTTTCAGGCGGTCCTGCTAAATTTGTAATTCAAGCATCGGACTTAGATCCTAGAACTAATGTTATAGATGGTAGTTTATTAGTACCTAATGGAGTTAATCCTAATGTTGCTACTAATAAAAGAGGATTAACTTTAAGAAATAATAATTTAGTAAGTTTTGTAGCAGCCGGAGGAGCAGGTAATTTTAATTTAAATTATGTACTAGCACCAAGAGGACCTTCTGTAATATCTATTCCTTCAAAATTATTCGGTGAAAGAATTCAACCATCATCTTTTCACTTTGAATATACCTCTTCATTAAACTTTACACGTAGTGTAGTTGATGATGATGGACAAGGTAATTTAATTGTAACACAATCTAATGCAGCTGGAACACCATTCTTCTCAGGAAGTGTAGGTCAAATATTTTATTCACAAGGTATAGCTGTAATAACAGGGCCTGATAGTGGTAGTTTAAGAGAATTTGCTCATAATGTAGGATATAAAAATAATATGAATCCTAATATAGTATCTTCTTCAATATCATATTCATCTTCAATATCAATAGATGAAAATCAATATAAATGTGTAGTTAGAGATAATGAGTTTTTAAATACAACTAACCCATCAGCTTTAGGACCAGCAGGTGAATTATCAAGAACAAATAATCAATTATTTGGGTCTTTTAATGCTGGTACTTTAAACTTAGCAGCATCAGCAAATAATGTATATGCAGTACAACCTCGTAATATAGTTGGTGATATAAAAGCTACTACATTTTATATATTTGGAGATAGAGCAACAGCTACTACTATTGGTCAACAATATATAGTAGAATTAGAATCATCAGGAGGAAAAACTTTACAATTTGTAGGTTATGATGGAAATGAAAATGGTACTTTAAATAGTTTAGGTCAAGTACAATTTAATAGTACAGGTAGTGCTGTAGGCATAGCAAAAGGATTTTGTGACGCTATTAATTCCTCAGAAGGATTTAATGGACAAATATCAGCTTCATTACAATCAACAGTATCAGGTTTAGATACAGTAAGGTTAACACAAGACCAAGCTGGTACTATAGGGAATACATTTATAAAATATACTGATTCATTTAATTTATTATTAGCTGAAGGAGCATATGCTCCAATTCCTCCAAGAGGACAAGTAAGATTTGGAAATACACTCCAACCAGCAGGTAATCCACAACCAGTAGATGGAACAGATACATTTAATGCTACTAAAGGAGGAATATTAAATGTTACTGTAAATAGTAATGCTATTACAAATATAACTGTTTCTTCGTCTATATCATCTATGGGAATTTCACAATCATTCACAGGAAGAGGTTATAATTCTGGTGATAGGTTAGAAATATTAGCAAGTCAAGTAGGAGCAGGTAGTGGAGCAGGGTTAGGTACAGGATCAATTTTATTAACACAAACAGATGTAATTAACGAAGGAGGATCTGAAATATATCATGATTTTATTACTGGATCAGAATTTAGTCCTTTTGTAACAACTGTAGGATTATATAATAAAAATAGTGACTTAATAGCTGTAGGTAAATTTCCAAGACCAATACCAATATCATTACAAACAGATACTACCTACGTAATCAATTTTGATACAAATTAACATATGAAAAATATGCCAACAACCGCTACCTGGACATACCAGGGAAGGGTTATAACATCAATAAAGGATATGCCAGAAGGAACTTACGGGTTTATTTATGAAGTTAGATATAAACCAACAGACGTAAGATACATTGGCAAAAAAGTGCTTTATTTTGAACGAAATAAAAGACTAGGTAAAAAAGCATTAGCAGCACTTAGAGAAGAAAGATCAAAAAAGGGACTAAGAGGTCGTGTTCCAATTAAACAAAAAGTAATTACTGAATCAGATTGGAAAGATTATTTTGGATCCCAAAAAGAAATTGTTATATTATCACAGCAAGATAATGCAGGTGAAAATTGGGAAAAACGAATATTAGAATTTGTTCCTAATAAAAAATTACTAACATATTATGAGACTAAACATTTATTTCAGAATGGAATATTAGAAAATAAAGATAGTGCTCATATTAATGATAATATATTAGGAAAGTTCTTTAGAAAAGACTTTGATTAACGAATTAATTTTCGTATATTACATACTATGGTAAACGAACTATTAGTTAACTTGGTTAACTCTGTGTTAGGTACTGGAAAACGAACGGCTAGAGGTAACCAATCATATCACTGCCCTTTTTGTAACCATCATAAACCTAAATTAGAAGTTAACTTTTCGGAAAATAAAAAAGGATATAATCCTTGGCATTGTTGGGTATGTGATAAAAAAGGTACTCGCATATCTACTTTATTTAAACAAATAAAAGCACCATCAGAAAAATTTACAGAGTTATTTAAATTAGTTGCTAATGAAAACGAACGTAAAGTAGTTGAAAAAGTAATTGATGTAAAATTACCTAATGATTTTAAACAAGTAACTGATAAAGCTACAGGAATAACAGGTAAACAAGCATGGAGTTATCTTAAAAATAGGGGATTAACAATGGATGATGTTTATAAGTATAACTTAGGATATTGTGAATATGGCAATTATGCTAATATGATTATTATACCTTCATATGATGAAAATGGTGGGTTAAATTTCTTCACAGGTAGATCATTTGAAAAGGATCCATATAGGAAATATAGAAACCCAGAAGCGTCACGTGATATAGTACCATTTGAGTTGTTTATTAATTGGAAGTTACCGTTGGTATTATGCGAAGGACCATTTGACGCCATAGCCATTAAACGTAATGCTATTCCGTTATTAGGCAATAATATACAATCAAAATTAATGAAAAAAATAGTTACATCAACTATTCAAAAAATATACATTGCATTAGATACTGACGCAATGAAGAAAGCATTAAAATTCGCTCAGGATTTTATAAATCAAGGTAAAGAAGTTTATTTGGTAGAGCTTCAAGGGAAAGACCCTAGTGAAATGGGATTTAAAAATTTTACAAAATTAATCCAAAATACCACTCCATTAACTGAATATGACTTAATGGAAAAAAAACTACAACTAGTATGAAAAAACGAAATATCAAAAAGTCCTATAATAGGATTTTAGAGATTAGTGAAGATGCAAAACAAATAACATTACCGGATGCTAGGTATTATAGACGAAATGGAAAATATTATCCATCAGTTACTTATATTCTAAGTTGTTATCCTAAAGGTAAACACTTTCAGGATTGGCTAAAAAAAGTCGGATATAGTGCTGATTGGATAGTAAAAAAAGCAGGTGAAGAAGGTACTTTAGTACATGAAATGTGTGAAGATTATTTAAATGGAAAAGAATTAAATTTTCTAGTTAATGGTCAACCAATGTACAACCCAGATGTATGGCAAATGTTTTTAAAATTTGTTGATTGGTGGGAAACATATAAACCAACATTAATTGAAACTGAAGTACATTTATTTTCTGACGAATTAAAAGTAGCAGGTACCTGTGATATGGTATGTGAAATTGATGGTGAATTATGGATAATTGACTTTAAAACATCTAACCATTTACAAACAGTATATGATTTACAAACTGCAGTTTATGGTAAATGTTATGAAGAATGTTATGGTAAAACAGCAGACCGTTATGGTGTATTATGGTTAAAATCATCTAAAAGAGGACCTAAAGAAGGTGCTATGCAAGGTAAAGGATGGGAAATGCATGAGTCAAAACGTACACAAGATGAAAATATTGAAATATTTAATACAGTTAAAACGCTATTTGATTTAGAAAATCCAAGACATAATCCAAAATTTACTGAATTTAGAACCACAGTAAAAAGAGAATTGTAATATTTATAATAAAATACTATGATAAGTCTAGTTAACATGTTAAAGGAAGCTGTAGGTCAGCCTAAAGCTATAATCTTAGCTGGTGCCCCTGGTGCTGGTAAGGGTTATGTATTAAAAGGTTTAGACTTAGGAGGTTTAAAAGTAATGAACGTTGATAATATTTTTATTAATATGTTAAAACAGGCTAATGTTAGTTTAGATTTAAAAAATGCAACACCAGAAGAAAGAAGTCAACAAGCTAAATCAATGGCTGCTGCAAATAAAGAATTTAAAGGTAATATGGCTGATGTAATAGCAGGTAAAGAATCATTTATATTAGATGGTACAGCTGCTTCATTAAAAAATACTCTTAAATTAAAAGAAGAATTAGAAGA